GACAGTTTGCCGAGAGTAATAGCACAACAAATCTTTCCGACTCCGAACGCCTGGGACGGGAAACGGGGTCCGCAGACTATGGAAACCTTGCGAGACGGGAATCATCAAGTGAATCTGATAGATGCGATAGTACACGACAAGACGAAACCTTCGCCGAAGGGTGGTGGGAGTCTGAACCCCAAGTGGGTCGCGTGGCTCATGGGATACCCCACCGAGTATCTCAGCTCAGTTCCTTGGGAAACTCGGTCGTCCCGCAAGTCATCAAAGAAATCGGATTAGCAATAATGGAGGCAGAACGTGGCAAAAAAACGTGATTTCTTAATGGAATTGGATTGTTTGGAAGGTGCCTTGGCTGAAGCACGGCGTTTGTATTTGCAAGGAGCTAACCCGCAACAAATCCTGGATGAGATGAAAGTTGACAAAAAAGCTGAGAGTTGGATAATAGCCGTAGCACACATGGCCACATGGTGGTACCGTGAGCGAGACAAAGATAAAGGAAACGCATGAGGGTTTTATCATTAGGAGCAGGAGTACAAAGCAGCGCGTTAGCCTTGATGGGTGAAAAAGGAGAAGTTCCTAAACCAGATTGTGCAATCTTTGCCGATACCCAAGCAGAACCCAAAGCCGTGTACGATTGGCTAGAATGGTTACGATCACAATTATCTTATCCCGTTCATATAGTAAGTCATGGCGATCTTTACCAGGAAATGATGGATGTAGCTGCAGGAACCAGTAAGTATAAATTTTTAAATGTTCCGGTGTTCACGATCACAGGAGAGCGATACAAAAAAGGATTATTAAAAAGACAATGCACCACGCATTATAAAGTATTGCCCGTTAATCAAAAGATCAGGGAACTCCTAGGAGTAAAACCCAGACACAAAGTTCCTAAAGATGTCAAGGTACAATTACAAATGGGCATATCTTATGACGAGATGGTACGCATGAAACGTAGTCGGTTCCCGTATGTAACGAATGAGTTTCCCTTAATAGATAAACAAATGCGAAGACACCATTGTATTGAATGGATGGCAAAACATAATTATCCTACACCACCACGATCAGCGTGTATTTTTTGTCCGTACCACACAAACACAGAATGGCGACGTGTAAAAGAAAATAAAGAGGAATGGGACAAAGTAGTTGTATTAGACCATGCCATACGAAACGCCACAAAAAGACCTAAAGACGAAGTATTTTTGCACTCTGATAGGGTTCCAATAGATGAAGTTGATTTAAGCACCTGGGATGAACGTGGACAACCTGATTTATTCTTCTATAATAAAGATGACTTCGGTCAACTTAATAATTGCGATGGGATGTGTGGTGTTTGAATATAAATGTACGTTACTAAGAGTAATAGATGGAGACACTTTTGATTGTGACATTGATCTCGGTTTTTCGGTGTGGATGCGGAAAGAACGAGTGCGCCTACTTGGAATTGACACACCAGAGTCGCGCACCAGAAACAAAGAAGAAAAGAAACTGGGCTTGGCCGCAAAGGCTCGCCTTAAAGATTTGTTGCCAAAAAAATTCATGATAATTACACACAAGGATGGGAAGGGCAAGTTCGGGAGAGTACTCGCGGAACCAATGGTGGAGCATCCAGAATATGGTTTAATTAATGTGTGCGAGAAGTTACTAGAAGAAGGTTATGCCCGAGTTTATATGGGAGGGAAGAAAGAACCATGGACTCCGTGGACGGTACCACCTGCTAAAAACTTTTAATGCTTGACAAAAATAGCATCTAATTCATAGCCCATTGCCTGGAGTAATAATTCTATTTTATAGATAGACGGCTCCGAAATCTTTTTTCTCTCATAGTTTTCAATGGTAGATACCCCAACCCCAGACTCTTCGGCTAGCTGTACTCTTGACAAACCAGACTTCTGTCTTAATTCAAAAAGAATATTAGCCCAATGTTCTAATTTTTGTTTAGGGGGATCGCCCATAAAAGCATCTTCCCCCCACGCTTTTCTTTTGTTGTCATCCGTCACAGCTCAAACCTTTAATTTAGCGTAGGTTTTTTCCCCGTATACTCCTTTATAACACCATCAAAATTATCATTCCTTCCTAACGATAAGCCTAATGTAGTGTGTTGTAAACGCGCCATTAAATATGCAGCTTCCACTAATCCCATTTCTTTACTGGCCAACTCTAAGGCGAGGCGAAATAAAGTAATAACTTTTAATTCATCAGGAAGAGTTTTGGAATTACTAATAAACTTTTCTGTATCTTCATAAAAAGAAATAAGAGCCTGGGGATTAAAATCAGGAGGCATGTTTTTTATACACTGAACGTAATAACTCTACGTCCGAAGGCAGATCATCTGCTAATTCTACTAGAAAAGCTATTTGTTGTGCCGGAGACCTATGAGTTGTTTTAGATAATTCTTTTAAACGTTCCCATGTAGTAATAGGCACCGCTACACTTTTATATTTATTTATGTCTGGCATTATAAACTCCTTATGTTAGCCATTGTTTAAGTTCTTCACCCATAACCACACTTGCTATATCCATTTTATTACGTAAGGACTTAACTATTTTTTCATCAATAGTTTTTTCAGCAATGAGATCAATATAAGTGACGTGTTTAGTTTGACCAATGCGATGGCACCGGTCTTCCGATTGCATACGTACAGCTAAATCAAAACTGTTAGCAAAATAAATAACAGTTTCGGCAGCAGTTAAAGTAATACCATAACCACCTGTTTGCGGATTGCCAACAAAGAATTGAGCATCTCCGTTTTGGAACTTCTCAATAGCTCCACTTCTTTCCTCATCAGAGGTATCTCCAAAGTAAGTTACCGTGGACAAAGGCCCGTAAACCTTTGTCAGTTCTGCATGAATTCTTTTTATATCATAACGAAAACGTGACCAGATAATAACTTTCCCGGAAACATCTTCCAGGCATTGCATTAACTCCGGCAACCGATTGTCTTTTATCTCGACTACTTTTCCTTCATCTGTTTTCGTATGCCCTGACAACACTTGCTGTAAACGTATTAGTTGGGTCATGACATTTGGGGTAGTTAAAAAGTCATCATCCCCCAAGTGTGCCAGAGCATATTCCTTTATCTCGTTATAAATGCGTGCTTGATCGCGAGTCAATTGAACTTGCCGTTGCATATAAATCTTATCCGGTAAATCCAAACACTCCGCTTTCATGACACGAGAAGAAAATGTTTTAATAATATCAGATAAACCATCAAGATTACGATACCCTACTAACATATTAAAAGAATGTGATCCTACAGATCGTTTCTTCAAGATTGCATAACGATATTGGAATTGAAAGTAATTATCTCCCACATCTTCCCCTAATAAAGTAGGATGTAAGAAATTACATTGCGCCCATAAATCCATAGGCGATTGGGTGACAGGAAAGCCAGTAAGAATACGCTTATACTTAGCTTTTTTTCCTATCTTAATTACGGCTTTTGTACGACGAGCCTTTGGACTCTTAATAGCTGTGGATTCATCAATAGCTAATAAACAAGTCCCCTGGTCCAATACTTTGTCTAAAAACCGTGTGCCTTTAGGTGTTGAAAGAGCTTCAATATTCATAATCAATATACGTAACTGATCGGTTTCTTTAGGCTCCAACAACAACGCTAAATTAGTTTTTTGTTCTTTAGTAGGTGAAGAGGTCCACATGCAAAGGTTTTTCTCGATACGATCAGGCATGTGTGCAGGAATTTCTATTGTTGCCCAGTTTCTATAAACACCTTTAGGAGCAACTACTATAAACGTATCTATTAAACTACGTTCATAGAGTATGCCTACATTATCTATACAGACTTTAGATTTGCCTGTACCCATCTCCATGAAATATGCCCAGTAAAGAGCACTCCAAGATTTCTTTAAGACATCGCCTTGATGCTCAAATGGTTTTGTTTTAAAGGTGTATTTCAATTATTTTTGTATTTTCATTTGTTTCTTGAGCTGCTTGACTAAAGCTTCTTTTTTTCTTCTCTTATCTAATTCTATTCCTACTTCACGACCTTTTGTTTCTAATTCATCTTTTGTCATGTCGTCTAAAGGTTTTTCTTCGGCAGAACCCAATAACCAACCAAGAAAACTATTTTTTTTAAATTGCATATGATACTCCATTTGTTATGTATAATAGTATATGTACCATGAGATTCGATGATATGCAAATTATTTTCTTTACAATCATGATAAAATATATTACTTTTAATCTTACGTAGAAATCGAAGGAGAACTTATGACAAAGAAAGTTTATGTGGCGCAAGAAAATCCTAGAGTAGATATTGTTTCCGCTACACAGTGGGGAGATTTAATCCCCCTAACAAATCAAACCGATCAATTACATCTTAATCCAGGCAGACTTGTGGAACAAATTAAACGTAAGCTGCGTGGATTTGATGAAACGGATTGGTTGTTAGCAATAGGCGACCCCGCAATAATAGGTGTTGCTTTTGCGATTGCCGCTGATGCAAACTCGGGACGAGTAAATATTTTAAAATGGGATAAAATAGAAAAGCTATATTATCCTGTTCGCTTGTCTATTCGAGGAGGCATTGAAGAACTTAACCATTAACCTGAAGAGGAGATACTATGACTATAGAAAAAAAGAATGACGTTTGGGATAACATTACAGCAGATGCAGAAGCCTTTGATTCATTATCGACCGAAGGGGGAAAAGAATTAAGTGACTTAATTCGAGCTACTACTAGTATAGAAGAAGAGATAGCAGATTTAGAAAAAGACCTAAAATCAGTTAAAGTAAAACGTCAAAAATATTTGTTTGATTTGATTCCAGCAAAAATGGTGGAGATGGGAATGGACAAAGTTGTAGTGGATGGAAGTTCCGTTTCACTATCAAGTTTTGTTCAAGCTTCTATGCCTAAAGATCCTATTGAAAAAGTAAATGCCATCAATCATTTACGTGAAATAGGATGTGAGGATTTCATTAAAAATAAGATTGAAGTTTCTTTTGGAATTAATGAAGATAATAGTGCTAAAGCTTTACAAGCCGATTTAGATGATCGGGGTTTAGATACAAGTGCGAGAACGTGGATAGAGCCTCCAACTCTAAAAAAATTAATTAGAGAACGAGTAGAATCCAATCAAATAATAAACTTAGAATTGTTCAATGCTTTTGTTGGACAAGTAGCAAAAATTAAGGGAGAAAAATAATGGCCGATACTAAAACATCAAATAGTACAGACTTAATGAAAGCCTTTGAAGAAGACTCAGGAAGTGGATTTGAGGAAACTACAAGTAGCGATATTCAAATTCCTTTTATAAGAATTATCCAAGCATTAAGTCCTCAACTTAAAAAAACAGACCCTGCGTTTATCCAAGGAGCGAGTCAAGGAGACATCTTTAATACAGTTACTAAAAAGTTTTGGACTGCGGAAGAAGGAATAGAGGTTATTCCTATTTACTATCAGTTAAAATTATTAGAGTTTATTCCTCGTTCTCAAGGCGGTGGCTTTGTAGGAGAATTAAATTCTGCTTCGCCAGAAGTTCAAAAAGCCGTTAGAGATACAGACACTGGGCTTGAACTACTCGAGAATGGTAATGAACTTGTGCGTACAGCACAACACTATGTAAAAGTTATCCATGAAGACGGGACTTTGGAAAATGCGATTGTTGACATGAAAAAAACGCAATTGAAAAAGTCTCGTGGATGGAATTCTATAATGATGATGCAGAAAAATAATGGAATAACACTCCCTTCTTTTTCTAGTATTTATAAACTAACTTCTATGGAAGACGGTAATGATAAAGGATCGTGGCATTCTTGGTCCGTTAATCGTGCTCGTCAAGTGGATACTATGGAAGCATACACAGATGCTAAGTCCACCCATAAGAGTATACAAACCGGAGAGATGCGAGTAGCATTACCTGCAGCAGATGCTACTTCTGATGAAGTTCCATTTTAGTTGGATAGTGACCCTCAGCGATGGGGGTCACACTTCTTATGAGCAATGATGCAAAACGTTTCTTAAATCTTTTTCAAGGATTTATGGGAGCCCACGGACAAACAGAGGTTTTAAAAAACCAACGGAATGGTAAACAACAAGCAAAATATGTAATTGTTCGTGAACCGTTAACCGAAGAACTTGTGCAGTCACATCTAGAAGGTAAGTTAGGGATAGGGAGTATTCCTATTGATGAAAATAATCAATGCTTATTTGGTGCACTGGACATAGATGATTATAATTTAGATTTGCCTAAGATAGCTAAAAATATTAAAAAATTAAAGCTACCGTTGACAGTGTGCCGTTCTAAGTCGGGCGGTGCACATTTTTATATATTCTTAAAAGAAAAAGTTTCCGCTACGGAATTAAGAGACAGACTATCAGAGTTTGCTTCAGCCCTAGGTTTTGGACAATGTGAGATATTCCCAAAGCAAGAAGAAGTAATAGTAGAGCGAGGAGATGTCGGAAACTTTATAAACCTTCCTTACTTTAACAGCGAACACACAACACGGTATGCTATTCGTCCTAATGGAGATGACATACCTTTAGAAGAGTTTTTAACAAAAGCAGAAAAAAACCGCATTAGTGCCGAAAATTTAAAAAGCTTAGTGTTAGGAATTAGTCCAGATATTTTACCGCAAGGACCACCATGCCTTCAACAGTTAACAGAGTATGGAGTTCCTGAAGGGGGGAGGAATAATGCTATGCTAAATGTAGGATTGTTCTATAAGATGTCAAGCCCAGATGCGTGGAAAGATTTATTAGAAAAACACAACCAAGAGTATTGCACTCCTCCATTGCCTGCTAAAGAGATCGTTACCATACAGAATCAATTAGAGAAAAAAGAATATTATTATACCTGTAAACAAGAACCTTTAAAAAGTCATTGCAATAAAGCTATGTGTCGTTCTAGAAAATACGGAATAGGTTCGGGGCAGGCTTTTCCTACTTTAGGAGGAGTAACAGTTGTTGAGTCAGAGCCTCCCGTTTGGTTTATTGATGTAGATGGGGCCAGGTTGGAATTGAGTACAAGACAATTACAAATGCAAGTGGACTTCCAACGTGCCTGTATGGAGCAAATGTATAAGATGCCCGCTCGTATGAAAGATGATGAGTGGCGGGAATTAGTAGATGTTTTGCTTAACACAGCAACAAGGATAGCTGTTCCTGAAGAATTAACACAAAAAGGTCAGTTCTATGAACTAATAGAATCGTTCTGCACTGCACGATTACAAGCTAGAAGTCCAGAAGAAATAGCAACAGGAAAACCTTGGACGGAAGAAGGGTTTACCTATTTTAGATTAAGTGCTTTACAAGATTTTTTAAAGAGAAATAATTTTACGATCTATACCCGTGGTCAGATCACAGAGAGATTAAAAGAAATGAACAATGGAGGAACAGCCGATAAACAATTTAGGTTTAAAGACAACAAAGACAAATGGCAAACCGTTCGGTGTTGGTTTGTACCAGAAATTAAACGAGGTGAGATAGAGTTACCAGAAGTAGAGTTTAAAGCTAATGATGAGGAGACACCGTTTTGAATGAAATTAAAACAATATTAGGTCCTCCTGGTTGTGGAAAGACTCAAACAAACTCTAATCTGATTCAGGAAT